TCCTATTGAGGCCATAAAGTCATTACCAATTCTCTCTCGTATTTCTTGAGCGAGTACGGGATTCATTCCACAACTTAGCGATGGGATTGTATTGTGTTGTTTGCATATGTCAATCGCCCTAAGAGTTTCTTCCTCGCTCTCGCCTTCAGGATAATATCCACCTAACATTCCTACGTGCATACTATCTACTCCAGCCATACAGCCTAACTTAGCCAAAACCGGCCAAGCTATCGAGTATTTATTACTCGGATCTGTTAAAATTCTAATTCCAGATCTTTGATAGTGACATGGAATACTCATATCTCTAGCAGAGGTATATGCACCTAGGCCAGACCAAAAGTTGATATGAACACCTCCCATTACATTTTCTTTTAGACCTGTATGATAATCAATTATCTTTAAGTTAGCAATAAGATCTAACGGATCTGCGTTTATACAATAAGCGTAGAATCCTTTCCAGTCACAAGTTGTTTTAAGTGTTTCAATTACTTCCACTCTTTCATGAAGTGGCAGGTATGAATTATCTGCCATGATTTCATCTTCTTTAATAAAATCAGCTCCACCGTCCATCATTTGTTTTACTATTTCAGTAAGCTGATCTTTTGTAAGTCCTGACTTTGGTTTTACGATAGCCCCAAATAGTGGCCTTTCCTCAGCACCAGTTCTTTTTTTCAAGCCTGACATTCCTAGCACTGGCTCCTTAACTGGAACTTCAATACTGATATCTAAGACTCTACATCTATCGACTCCCATGATATCAGTATGTCCACCCATAATAATACACATAAGTTGATTGATGTTTGGCCAATTAAATGCTTTATTAGGAAATGAAATCACAACCTCATTGCCATCAATGCTTACGATTTCAGCCGCCATTTCTTTAATATTATCTGAATTTTCTATTTCAGATCTAATATTTGGATTACCAATACTTTGGCCAATAGCTATTTCATGAGCAATCTTTGGTATGTCTGGACCATCAACCTCATATGTTACATGGTACCTATTCATTTACGTCCTCCATAAGCTTTTCTACGTCTTCGCCTCTGTTAGGCAATTTGTCTTTAAGAAAGAAATGTACGAAGTAAGCTTTCTTAGCGTCTTCATTAGAGATCGCAGTATATAGTGCATTCCATTTCCAACTTAATTCTTGTTGTTCCATTTTTTCTTTTTTGACCCAGTAATTTAAAAGTGTTTGATCCGTACTCCACTTCCAAGCTCCAAGTCCATCAACAAATCTTTTAAACTCTGGTCTTTCAATAAATTCTCTACCAGTTTCGTATCTTTTACTTTTACCTTTTAAATACTGAACTATATGCCTGTTTAGTAGCATCACGCCCATATTATAAAAATGAGCACCGGATTCGTTCCATCGCCAATCAACATCCGTTAAAGAAGAATATTGCATTCTAGTATAACCTATCAGTTTTTCTTTATACCATGGCAAAATTGGAGCTGTTCTCTCTGCCATTCCAGCAAATTCCGTTTCATGATTCATAACGTCAAATATATTTTCAGTCCCTGGCCTTACCCAAACGTCAGCATCTATGATAGCTATCTGATCATAACGATCCCAATAATTAAATGCATTTTCTTTTTCATATATCGGTAAGAATCCTCCATACTTTTCATAAGATTCTTTACTTCTATTTGTGGCAAATACGTCAGGTTTAATCTTCATGATTGGTTGAGTTTGAATTATATAGTCAACTCTATTGTTAGGAGATTCTTTCTCGTTAATGTCTTCAGCATATGCTTTAACAGAAGCTGTGCAATGATCGTAAAGTTTAGATCTTTTGCCAGTGTACACCTGATATATTAACCTTTTAGTCATTTTTTTAAAGCCACCATGATACTGTTCTTTGCGCCGGACATCTGTCTTTGCATGATATTTTTTTCAAAGATTCTCAATCCATTTTTTTCTGCAAGTTCTTTAAATTCTTCGTAATTAATTTCAAGTGGATCTACTGGCCTAGATACGTTCTCAACTCCTGTCATAAGTTCTATAACTAAAACACCTTCTGACGTAAGCTGATCTTTCCAAGCTAATATAGCTTTATCCGGATCGTAAGCATGATCAAAAGAATTTGAATACACTATATCAAACTTACCAATAAAATCTTCTCTAACCTCATGGAAGTCGTGTTGAACCGTGTTCTTAAACTGAGTAGCTGTATGAGATATTTCAGTTCCAACGACTTCGGCATGAGGTAAGAACTTTTTAAAATATTCGAGTTCCTTACCGTTTCTAGTTCCATGGCACAATATGCTAGCAGCAAAAGGTTTGTAAGACACTACTTTTTGAATAGCGTTTTCTCTTACCCAAACGTTTTTTAACTTAGCTACGTTAGCCTGAGTCTGCTCCTTTACATATTCATCATAATTTTCATACTGATGTAGTTTCATTATTTTTTATCTACTTTCTTTTGGGTGATTGCCTCTTTACCATAAAATGCTGCCACGATTGCCGCTACCGATACAAAGTATACTGCGGCCATGTCTCCTAATATTTTTGCAGCATTATCAAGTTTAAATAATGTTGCAGTAATAACAAAAGCAGGATAAAGTAGCATGCCACCAAGAGCAAACCAAGCCATGTTTCTTTGGGCGTCTTGCTTTTTATCTTCATTCTCCATGTCAGACCTGAGGTCTTCAAGTTCAATCATTCTTCTTTCCACGTCTAACTCCTCATCACTTACGACTCCGTCACCATCTACATCATATTTTTCATAGACGCTTCCTTTTTCTAGTCTTTTTTGAGCTGCCATAATAGTACTCCTTAATTCTACGCGCTATCTTCATTGCATCTGCAAATCCATTACGAAGAGAATTTGACCTATGGCCATTTTCTATGAACCACTCAATATTATCTATACTAGATCCTTCGGGCATATTATACCCTCTCGTTAGATCTTCAAATTCATTTCTTAACTGAATGACTTGTGTCAAAGCCATATTAGTGTCCGAACATCTTTCTTCTGCGATACTCATCTATTGTCTCCGTTAAAAGTTTTATCCAATTATCTCGATGTTCTCTGAACACCAAGGGCTTTTCATGGTCTACATCCATGACTATGACCAAGTTAGGTATGGCCATTCCGGTTCGCTCTTCAAACATTATAGCATATGCTGCTGCTTGAGCGAAATAGCTGTGTATCTTGTTTTTCTTTTTAATTCTTTTAGATGTCTTAAAATCTACTATTGAAGGTACTCCATCAAACTCGGCTATGCAATCGCAACGACCAGCAACACCAAGATGATTACTATAAAGAGCAACTTCGAGGCCAAAGATTTTCCCGATAGATTTATCAAGAATTGGCCGCAAGTTTTCAAGACTTTGCCTAATATGAGGGAGATTGTCTGTTGTATCTTCATTCTTTAAATACCGCTCGACAATGCTATGTACACGAGTACCGCGATTACTAGCTCTGCCGCTAATCTTATTAGCTTCGTCTTCGCCAACTCTTTCTCGCCATGCACGTATTGCGTCTTCACTTAATACTCCAAGAACAGTGGTAATGCTAGGATAAGAAGAACCATCAGGAGCAGTGTATGTCCTACCAGTATCGGTTGTGTCTGCGTCCAAATCATTATATCCAACATCAATTTTTTCATGCTCAAATACTCTTTTCATTTTGCTGTATTTTGTATCCTTCCCTAATCATTTCACCTAATACATTTTGTGGTGTACAGTATATAGTTTCAGGCTGTTGCTGAAACCTGTAGGAATCTGCAGCTATGTAAAAGATTTTATTTTTATTTTGTTCAACGTAACCAATACACTGTTCCAATGATTCAAATTGTGGCTGTGTAAATACATACAGTGGACGAGAATCTTGTAGTGGATTGGCTAGAACGAATGTTACTATTATAAAAAACCATTCCGTCATCATTTTACTCCTAACATTTCTTTTGTCATGATGTAATCTCTTAAAAAATCAGATCTTACAATATCGTCCCATCCAAATGTGATTACACTAAAGTTCTTTAGTTGCTCGACTATTCTTAAGAATCTCTGTATTCCATCTCTTTCATAAGAGTCCTTAAAGTCTGACTGGTGATAATCTCCAGAAAAGATTATTCTGCAATCACGCCCTACGCGAGTTATTATAGAATCTAACTCGTGAAAATTAAGATTTTGCATTTCGTCTACTACGACTATGGCATTATCTATAGTAATTCCACGAATAAAAGATGTGGTATTAAATACCATCTGATGACTATTTATAAGTTTGTTATAAGTAGAATTTGTATCTCTAAATAATTCTAAGCATATATTTTTATATGGCGCTTCAAAAGGTTCTACCTTTTCCCCAATATCGCCGGGTAAATATCCAACTTCTCGAGTTGGAACTACAGATCGAACCAATACCACTTTATTAAAAGAAGTATATGATTCTAAAACTGATTGTAGCGCTAAGTACAACGCTATAAAAGTTTTACCAGTTCCAGCAGAACCAGCTAAAACTAAATGGTCTCCATCAGCCCACGCATCAAATGCTTTAACTTGATTTGTAGTTATAGGTTCAATCTCAATTAAATCTTCAAATTTTACAGACTGCTTGCTCATACTTTTATAGTATTACCTTTTCCAGCTCCTGATTTTATTCTTTTAAGATTTTCTTTCCATCCATCGTCTGTTTTAGAGATTAAGCTTCCTGTACCAGAGACTATAGCAGGAAATTTAGGAACAATGACAAGACCGTATTCTTCACATGTTTGTTTTGCTTCTTCGTGAGAACACATTATATCCCATTCTTCTTCTCCATCTTTTCTTCTAACTGTATAAACTGGCACCTTTATATCCCTCCCACCAGCTAGGCGCTGGTCTTTTCCATTCCCAAACAGCAAAATCTTTAGCCACGTGATAATAATTACGATATGCTTTTACCGCATCGCCATCAACCTTGCACATAGGATAGTGTGACATTGCTTGAGCGAACGGAGTAAGTGGACCATGTGGTATATTTTCTGGAATTTTAGATAACAACTTACCTAGCAATTCAATAGTCTTATGTGACTTTTCTCTTCGATAAGTAAACTCTTGGCCCATGGCGTAAAAATGTTTATAATGCCATTTGTAATTTTGAGAAGATTCCATAGTCCATGTGGTACAAGGATGATGCTTATGAACAGCAGCATAATACAATTTATCGCGTTCGTCTCCAAACGCGTAGTAAGTTTGTATAGTCTTTCCTGACTTTGACGGTCTTTTTTCGGGTACACCATCTAGTAGCCTATGCGCCGTGCTTAACATTTGCGCAGACTCTACGATCATTTTAGGAACGTGTCTGTCACAAAGCATCTGAGCCGCAACGACTGGATCTTCATGAAGTATAAAAATATTCATATCAATTCCTTATTATCATTATATAGTATCATATTATTCAATAATTGTAAACGTTTATTTTTTTAACTAAGTAGAATATTGAACCTCCGGACTTTTTATCAACTTGATTTTTTCCCTTACATAATCTCTTTTTCTTAAGATGTTTTCCATTTGTTGTATTCTTCCTCTCTTTTTAAGTTTAAGAGCGTAAAGTTCTAAATCGCTGGAATCTTTTTGTAATCTTTCAAGTTGTGCAAGTACCATTCTTGTCCTTTCTGGAAATAGAGTCAGTCTTTAAGCAACCCTGGAAAAGCCTCCTCTACAACCGGGCGTGTGATGCCTGTTATTTTTTTCTTGTTAACCATCGAGACGACAAGCTTAGCATCTTCAGGATGTACACCTTCAAGCATGCCTATAAAAATTTGTTCTCTTTTATATTTTGGCATTTTATCCCCAGGACCACCTTTAACTAAATACTTAAATTTAGTATTTTCTCTTAGAAGATTTGTAGGGTGGTTATGAGCTGCGGATGCTTGATATGGTGGGGAACCTTCAGGTAGGTTCCATTCTACTTTAGAATCCATTGAACCTCGTATAATATCCTTCAATGCCCAAGACTCATTTTGTTTTAAGACTTTTACTTTACCATCTCGATTTCGCTGCTTAGCAGCTTCTTCGATAACTTCAAAAACATACTGTTTCATCATACAAACTCCTGTACACTTTTTATCAATTCATTACAATTTTTTGAAACTAGATATGGAAACACGTTACCTTTGTTTGACCATGGATCTTGTTCCTCAAAACTATTTATAATCTGACGTTTTAGATCGCTAGGAGTTTCGGTAAGATCTATCAATTTTTTATTTCTACAATAGTTCCTATACCAAGAAGCTGCGTACAGCAATTCTCCATCGTCTAAATCTTCAATAATATTATCTATCTTCTTTTTAGACATAGGAGTTTGCCTAAAGCCTTCGACAAATACATTATCTTCTGATAAGATATTTGGTACACCATCTCCTTTATCACCTTTGATAATATGAGTTTGTAAGAACAATCTAGGATTAGATTCAACAACCTCTTTTTTCAAGATAGGAGAATACTGTTTTACGTTTGGAAACTTTTGTAATTGAACGAAGTCTCGATCTGATGAAACAATCATGACTGGTTCCGGTGCAATCGGCACATCTGATTTAAGATTAACTAGTGTACCAATAATATCATCGGCTTCACATTGATCTATGTGAATGACTTTGTACGGAAAGTTTTCTTTGATTTCTTCTCTTACAAGGTGTAAGATTCTAAAAGCTTCGTTCCAATCAAAAGTAGATTCGTCCCTACCTTTTTTTCTATTAGCTTTGTACTGTGGAAAAGCTGACCTACGCCAGTTGTTAGGACCATCACAAGCCAGTACTATCTCGCCGTATTCTTCAAGATATCGAGACCGATACATTCTAATAGAATTGAGTATCATATGACGGATGAGAGATTCTTCAAACGTCTTATTGATAATAATGCTTGCCAATGCAATGCCGCTGTAATCCATAATGATCATGATTATTCCTCTGGATAGTTTGAAATTATATTTAGTTGCATCTCAACGTTATATGGTAAAGATTTTTTGTAGATATAAACATCCCAAAGTTTAGCATTCTTTATTCCACCTTTAGGATTACCGCCCCACACATATCCATATATTGGTTTTCTTCCTCTTTTGCAAACTCTGAATTTTCTTTTACTACTAGAATTAACCGATCGTACGACAGCTTTTACTAATTCGTATTCTCTTATATCTGAAGGATTGGTAGGATCAAATCTTCCAACAAAACTGTCAGATCTGCCGTGCTTTCCAATAAATATACCCATAACAAAACTACTCCTTTTCAATTGTATATAATTATTATATACTAAAAATTAGTGTTTGTAAACAAAAAAATCACTTTGAGGTGATTTTATTTTTTTAAATGTCGGGAATGTATTTTACAACCTATGAATTCGTTGTACCATTCATCTGAAAAAAGGACGTCATTATCGAACTGAGCTTTTGCTTCAAAGTAAGACATTTCTCCTTTTGTTCTACAGAGCTTGATGATTTCTCTTCTGTAGTTTGTTTCTCCTCGCTCTTCAACGAGACACCGTAGTTCTTTATTCGAGCCAAAGTATATTCTCCAATCGGATTCCACTCTGGTGCGTACCCTTCTAGATCTCTTTGAATTTTTTGGTAATACCTTCGGCCGCCAGAAGTTCTTTTTACCGAGATACTTTTTGTTCGTATCCAATTCTGTGATGATGTAGACAAATCCTTGGTATTCTTCTGGTGCAGACTCAAAAGGTTCATTATTATAATACCACATGCATTTATTTATCAGCCTCTTCGCGTGTCTTATATTGCCACTCGTCGGTATGACCTACAGACCATTTAGGTTCAATTTCAACTGTATAGTTTTGAGTACATACCTTAAAATCAGGCTGCAATAGTTTGTCTGGAATAAGACTCGAGTCTCTCCAAATTACTCTATTGTTTGGTTGAGCTGCGAACTGACCATTATCTAATTTTATGATATTAAAACTTTTATGTTCTGGATCATCTTCGCTAAAGTTTATGTCTAAAATAGATCGATCCGAATGAGCGTTATCTATGGTAAACATGTATTCGCCTGGGTGCATGTTTTTATCTTTACCAAAGAATTCGCATCTTGCGAGGATCGGTTTTTCTATTACAGTAAGATGATAATCAAAGCAATCCCAAAGCTGCAAAACATCGAGAGGAAGATCGCCGTGATCAGTTTTCCAGACGAAGGCCGAGAGAGGAAGTTTATCATAAAGTGCTCCGTATTCTGTTAACAAAGTTTCAAAGTAAAGAGCTTTGTACTGTGTTGATTTTACTGATATCCAGATTCCTGGGGTATATTCTCCATGACCTCTTTGTAAGTCATAAAGATATTCTTTTCTAACAAATATTTGTTCAGGTGGTAGTGGGTGTACTAAATATGCCATTATTCCTCTTGCCAGTCAAAGTCTGCTTTTCTTTCTTCTACTTCTGCTCTTCTGCCACACACTGGACAGAACTCTATAGAATCATTACTTTCATTTTCAACGTAAGTCGTATTCGAACATTCTTCGCACTCAACTATGTACTGCTTCATTATTTATCCTTTCAAGGATCCGTAACTTATCTGTATCGGTGGCAGTAAACCAATCTCTAATTTCATCTTGTGTTCTAAAACATCCAACACAATAACCATTTTCCAACTTGCATACTTTAATACACGGTGAAGGAACACTAGAAATCGATCTCACACGCGCCACCCGCGCACGCCTGCGCTCCGAGAGTGTCGACATCTGTATACTTCTTTTCTGTTAAATCTGTTTTCCAATTAACTTGTTTTAAATGAGATTGAATCTTATTCCACTTATGCAAAAGATAAGCATCTTTTAAGCAGTAATCAGCTTTTTTCATATCACCATCTAGATAATTATTAGAAAAGTTTTCAAATCTTCTTATCCAATCTTTTCTAGAAGAGTTCTCTGAAGATTCAACAGAAAGATCTAGTCCATATCCATGAGCAGTTGAAATGGCATCCCATAGATTAGGAAACACTTTAAGAGCATCAACTACCATTCCTGACGCAAATACAGCCGCGTTACCGTACTCTTCAACCATGTCAGTTGCAGTTGGAACGGCAGTATTTGGAGCTTGATTGTAGTCTTTATCGCCTGTCATAGCTAAGAAAGATATGCCGGCAAAGGAACCTCTATTTTCAAATACATACTTTTCCACTTCGTCCCAGTCATCTACAATAATAGTATTTGATACGTTATGTCTGATTCCAGGGTCAGCGCAAAGATCTTCATTAGTTCCAGTTTCAACCCAATACTTTTGAGCTTTCTTTACGAGTTCTAAATGCTTAATACCAAGAAGTTCTTCTTTGTACTTAGAACCTTTGTTGGGTAAAATAGGAAATGAAACTACAACATCACTACCAGTTGAAGACCATACAGACTCTTCAACCATATAAGGATTAGTTCTAGTTATTGCCTGAGTAATTTCTGATTCTTTATTCATTTGAACATTTCTAATATACATTGGAGAATGTTCTGCGTGTATTCCAGATGCAGTCTGTAACAAGACGGATGCGTTACCACTTGGCTTAACACAAGTAGTTCTGGCTGCCGGATTAATTCCAATGATTGCGGCAACTTCTTTATTTACCGCCTTAACAATGTCCGCTCCTTTTTTAAGGATGTTTGCGTTAAACAAAATAGTAGGATTATTCATCCACCCAGTTATAGAAACGCCGAGTAGCGCCTCTCTATCAAATATCTGCTTCGAAGTCTTAGTTAAAAACTTGAAGTCAGTGTACCCTGCCTGTAGGGTACCGAGGATAGACGCTGCGCGGCATGCCTTATAAAAGTCTTCCTCGGTATTGCACATGCCTCCGTTGATCTCTGTAAGATTACAACCTTGCCAGCCTGATTTATTTCCTAGCTTAGGAAACATACCAATTTCTACGCATGGGTTAGTCGTGTGCTCTGTAGATTCAACAAAGACAAATCCGGGTTCTCCAAACTGCTTGACTGATTCCATAATTTTTCCAAATTGTTCTGGAGTAGTCTTATCTCTTACGATAACAGCTGAATTATTAGATCTTCCTCTTTGAGGATTTTCCATAAACCAATTGCCAGTTTTTGCATTCATCATCTCTTCATCATCTGGAGAGAATAAACAAATTGTAGCTGAACGTCTTACACCACCAGACAATACTGCATCTGCAGCATGCATAGTAATGTCATAAACATCAATAGGTCTTAATGCAATTGGTTCTTTTGATTCGAGTACAATACCTTGAAGTAAGTGTTCTATTTTATCGAGCGATCTACGTAGACCTTCAGGCCCTGGAGCTTTGAATCCACCAGATATTTTTGCGCCTTTTGGTCTTACCTGAGTAAGATCGAAGAATACTCTTCGGCCAGCGTAATCTGGATGTTTACCTCCATTTACAAAATAAGACGCCATAAGTACATCTAATGCGTCTGCCCAGCCTTCGATTGAATCTTCTACTACCCATCCTTTAGCCTGCTTAGTTCTGGTCTGAACCTTTGGTAGTTTTTTAACGTGATGTTTTTGTACTGAGAAACCAGCACCTGCACCACATAGTAAAATATAAAAAACTTCGCCAAAAAACTCAGGTCTGTCTACGTATGATGACGTACAATTGTACATTCTCATTTGATGCTTCATCAATTGATCGCCACCGAACTGAAGAGCACGCTGTGCTCCCAGTACTCTTTGCTCTTTATAAGCGGTTCTCGCTTCTTCTAAAAACGGGGTTAATTCATTATCTAAATTTTTGTAGTTTTCATCGTGCATGTCAATAACACGGTCTACAGCCTCATCCCAAGTTTCGTACCTATTATCTGATTCTTTGAATCTTGAATAGCCGTCATAAAACTTAGTCTGAGACAAAAACTCTCTTGTGTCAACAAATTGTTGCATGGCTTTTACCTTTTCTGATTTTTTTGTATTGTAACTATTATATATTAAAAAGGGATCTTTGTAAACCCCTTTTTTATTGCATTTGTAAAGTTTTTTATTCTTTTAAAGAAAAATATTTCTCTATCATTTCTATTCGATCGTAAGCTGCGGCCATCTTATCGAGTTCAGATATGACTGCCTCAGTAACGTCGGAATGTTCACCAATACCTGCTGGCATTGTTTTATATACTTCAATATTTGCTCTGTGAACTTCAAGCTGACCTTCAGCTTGTTTTTTAGCTGCGTGAATAAGTTGATCGCCTACTTTCATAATTTTACCCTTTCTCTATTAGCTAAATGTTGTTCTGCAATCTCTTCTTTAGATTGTCCTTCATAAGCAACTGCATGATGTTCTTCAATCATCTTTTGATTAATGTTGGTATCAAACGTCCACAGTTCTCCTAGTATTCTACCAAATTTTCCGGTCTTGTCTTTTTGAGTCTTGAGCCTAAGTTCTCCAGCTCCAGTCCATTTGATAAGAAATTCTTTAGCAGCTAATCCATACTTTTTTTCCTCTAGATCTCGAGTCCTAGATTCTGGTGTATCAATGCCGACTAATCTAACTCTTTCTTTTTTTAACCAAACTCCAAATCCTAAATCGATATCAACATCTATCGTGTCTCCATCGATCACTTTAACTAATTTACATCTATATTCATACATTAGTCTAGCCCTGGTACCTGAGCACCGATCTTTCGATGTTTATTCCAAGCGACCCAACCACCAAGTCTTAACGCCCAGTAAGCTAGTTGATTCAAAAGAAAGAAACCATTGACCTCTATGTTTATATCTCTAAAAGTTTGATCCATCCACTTTTGAGATTTTTTCCCAATAGTTCTATTGCTTTTTAGCAGTAAAGTTTCGTACTTATAACCATAGTCGTGTATTAGTCCACCTATAAGTAATACACCAACAGGAGACAAGAACTGAGCTAAAAACTTCGGCACACTTGCTCCATCGAATTGAAATCCTTTTGGAATTACATATTGTTGACCATGCATTGAATAGATAAAATCTTTGGCTACGATCCAATGTCTCGTTCCAAAGACCCATAGGAATATAGCTTTCCAAAAGCCTTTTCCTTTAGTTGGAATAGGAATTGGTTTCATTTGTGGCATCTCTTTATACTTAAAGTTGACTCTGTAGTCTGCCATTCTTCTATCAAACAAGTTAATGATAAAGCCGATAAGTACCAGAATAATAAAAATAGTCATTGGCCAAAATTGAGTGGCCAGACTAATTGTTAGGTCCATCATTCTTTTTCTCCTCTGTTACAGCTTTTTCGTAGTAAACTATAATTTGTTTCTGTTGATTTATATATCTTCTCATTTCAGCTACGTTTAAAGCTAAGTTCTCATAATCTTTCATTGACAAGGCGACAAAAGCAAGCTCACCGTTTTCTTCAGTAAACTCTTTTACAAATTCTTCATATATGTCAGCGTTAACGACGTAGACTCTTACGTCATTGAGTTGAACTGGTTTCGGTCTCGCTACTACTGGTATCGTTATCTTTTCGATCTTTGTCACCGTCTTTATTTCCGTCGGCTGTCTCAGACCGCTGCAACCAGTTAGGATTAGGCCGGCTAGAATCGCCACCAGTATCACCCATAATCTCTCGCCATATCTTGGCTGTTGCGCCATTCATTCTTCCTTCTAAATTTTTAGCATCTGTCAATGCGTCTTTTACTAGATTAAGTTGAGCCAGTTTACTTCTTAAACTATCTCCATATTTTTCTGCTTTTTGAAGATCACCTTGTAGTTTATTATTAAGCTCGCTCATCTTTTGTTGTTCTTCTTTTGCGAGTTTCAAACTTGATTCTGCAGTATCCACTGCCACTTTTAGGGTAGCATTGTTTTTAGTTAATACCGCTATCTTATTTTGAGTAGTGTCATAATAGTACTTGGCGCCATAAGCCAAGCTACCTATAATAGCGAATACTGCCAGGGCTATGTATATACGAATCATTTTGAAATATATTGAGAAAACCTTTTAAGTAGCGCAGGTTTTTTCTTTTTCCTTCTATCCATAACATTAGTTGTCGTAAATCTAGGTCCCATAGATGTGTCTATTGGATTCGGTATAGAAGCGGTAGTAGTCATCTCTTCACTAGCGGCGCTGGCTCTTGCCATTGCTTCTGGTGATGGAGCTCCTTTTTCACCTTTCTTCCTCATACGTTTTCCAGACGCTCTACGTTTGCGGATGTTATCCCACAACCCTGGTCTGCTCTCTTGTATGTCTTCTTTTTGCATTTGTTTTGTCTTCTTCTTCATTTGGTTTATGAACTTTCTATAAACCGCGGCAGGTCCGGTCTTTCCCATAACTCTAGCTCTTTGTTCCATGGCGATGGCAGCTTGAATTTTGTGGGCGTGTTTTTTTCCTGAGTTTTTAATTTTCGCGACCGACGCTTTCGCGTCTTCGACTGTAGCAAACTTAAGACCATGTATTGTTCCTTTCGGGTTTTCATCAGTGTATAGATCACTGTGTTTATCAGATCCGGCAGGCTGTCCTTTTTTTCTTGGTATTCTTTTTGTAGCTTCAAACATGTCGGTACTTGGACTTCTACCAGATTGTTTAACGACTTTTAAGTCATCGCCTACTAATGGTGAATATTTTTTAGCTGCTTTCTTTGCTCCTGCTTCTGAACTGTGCATGCTAAAAGTGTATCTTGATTTCGGTGCATTAGGATTTACAACCACATGCGTATATGGTTTTATTTTAGCTCCTTTTTGTCTACCTGCGACTCTCATTGGCCTCCACCGTTTCCACCGCCATTGCCGCCACCGTTTCCGCCGCCGTTTCCATTTCCACCATTACCGTTTCCACCATTGCCATTACCGCCGTTACCATTACCATTTCCATTTCCATTACCATTAGAACCATTACCATTCTTTTGTGATGACGACTTACCACCACCAAAGCCATAATGAGGATATCCTATCCTAGCTACTCTGGAATAACTCTTTGGTACGCATGATTTAGATTTTTCATCGTACTTATACCCTGGCGGACATCTAACTGCTGCGAATATCTTCATTTATATATCTCGCTCAAAGCAATATAAATTCTTTGTTGTGTTTTCATATGTACGGCTTCATAAATGTCTACGCCAAATATGTCGCCAATAGGAAAACATTCTTCTTCTATTCTAATCTCATCTTTAGGCCAAACTAGTTCATCACACGTGCTGTTAAGTAACTTAGGATTGTACACTTTGTATATCCCAGGAGATATTTGTTTATCTTCTAGCATAAACCATTCGTTACTTTCATTTAAGAAGTCGAGTACGTCGACATTTACCTTTTCGCAAATGTCTTTTATGTTCTTATCAGTAAATCCATATTTTTCTTTTATTAAAAAGAGTCCTGCAGCAAAACTTCCAAGCTTACTACCCCCACCCGGAATTTTGGATAACAACCGCTTAACGTTAGCAGACAACCTAATAAAAGGAGTATATGCAGACTTTTTTTCGTCATTATCTAATTTCACTGATTTTATTCTCTTTCCATTCTCGTCTATGATACCTAACTTATAAGCATCCCAGTCTTTCCAATCCAAAACGAGCATTCGTATGAATCTGAAAGTGTATGCTATATCTGCTGCTCTTTTTACGATACCCATTATATCTTCCTTAAAATCTCTACAACGTTAGGGTCCATTGGTATTCCAGTATATTCTTCGTTCTTAATGTACTTTAAAAATATTAAGAACGGTTTTATAATCGGCCAGTGTTTGTCCTCTAACTTAAATTCTAATATATTTAAAGCAGCTTCAATTCCAAATACGTTAAACACTACTATTAAATGGTTTAATACAAGTCTTTCTGGTAATTCATCTGACTCGATATACCTATTCAATAATCTCTTAATATATTTGAATCTCTTAAGGTCTTCATAAAACTCATCAGCATCAGCAAATCTAGGATTTCTATAATGCTTAGCTGCATAGAGAAAGAGATTCTTCTCATTTAATTCTTTAAATCTTAACATAAAAGTATATATTAAGATTTAGAATTAGTTTCGCTCCACGTCGCTTGGTAGACCATCGTCTTCAGTAAGAACACTATGATCTTGCATAAGCTCAGCTTCAGCCTCTTCTGCAGTTACAGGAGCCTCTCTAAGAACTTTAACTTTTTTCTTCTTTGGCTTTGGAACTTCAAAATACTCGTCGATTTGCTGTTGAGAAATCGGTTGAGAAATTAACAGTTCGCCTGTACTAACGTTCTTCCAACCTTGTGGAGTTGGATGAGCGCCTGGTGCCCACTTAGGAGGTTGTATCTTCGCCATCAGTTTTTCCTTTCATACTCATGTAAGCTTCCATTGTCTTTTTCATGCCTTTCATAGGAGTGGCACTAGGGATAATTTTCATGTCTCCCTTATTATTATCATTACTTCTCATCTTTTTTGCAGGCACTTTAGCTGCTGCGTTCTTTGCCGTAACTTCTGCCGCTTTATTACCATCAATCGTAACTGCGTCTGTACGATTCTTCATCATGTCCATAGCACCTTTAGATGATTTCGACAGTTCGTCATATTCCTCTGGCGGAGTAGCACTCTTATAATGAGCTTTTCTATCGCCTTCGAGTACGGCAATTAGTTTTTCTCTAAAAGTCATTGTACTCTCTTTCTTCATTTTATCTTTATCGTCTTTGTTATGATGTTTCATAGACGTTATGGCATTTGCCGTATCTTTTTTCATAGTGACCGGATGAGTTTTTCCACCAAAGCTGAATTTCTTTTTTCCGCTTTTAGCCGCTGCTGCCGCTGCGCCATGAAAGGCGGTTCTTTCATTTGCTGGAATCTCTTCTGGTATATGGTATTTAAAACCTTCTTCCATTTGATTCTCCTTTTACATCCACATATGCGCAACGTACGCGCCGACAGCAGCCACTATGACTGCCATTCCAATCTTATTTATAAGTCTCACTGTTCTTGAATTATCATCAACAGTTCTTTGTATATCATCGAGTTTAACTGACAGCTTATTCAATCGCTCTCTCATATTCTCGTGATCGTCTTGCAATGCTATAATTTTCTCCTCTGCACGAGCTAAACTGATCATAGCGTCAGCTAACTTGTCTATCTTTTCTTCTATTCTATCCAGTCTAGTTTCTGTAGTTTCAGCCATTATTTTCCTTGTCCTCTATATTTCTTAAAAGAACGTCTTTTGTTTTTATTCATAGTCGACTTAATCGGCTTTCTTCCAATAGAAGTTCCTTTTATAGTTGGCTCGTGTATTGCAACACTTCTGAATCTAGTTGGCATATTACTCGACAATCCTTACAATAAATTCTTTTCCGTCTGGACCTACAGCAACTTCAACTTGTTTCTTTTCACAAGAATATCTCGTATCTTTTCTGTCTTTCCAACCGTGTCTTTCTATAGTTCTTTTCATTTTAAGACACTCTGACATAGACATAGGCCCAGTATGTTCTATAATACCGCCACCTAAATAAAGTAAGAGTGTCATCGTTTTAATGACCATTGTGCTTTTTTATCCCGTTCATATCGTGGATCATGTCCATCATGTCCTTACGAATAGATTTAATCTCATTCTCTAAAGCTTCAATTCTGTCTTTATAAAAGTTCAATGTCAATTGTTGTTGTTGATCATATGGAGCTTGTCCATCTTCTATCTGACTTGCTAATTTTTCTAGCTCTCCAGATAAATGTTCAATCAACATAAACTGTTCTGAATCAGCTGGTAAGGAGCCCATTTCTCCTCTTGGCCATTTGATTCTAAACTCTGTATTCATACCAACGTCAGCATCTTGAATTTGAAACTTATTTTCTAAATTATTTAATCTTTCTATGATACCAAAGTATGCCCATGTACCGATTGCCGCGCCAACTACCATTGCTATTAAATTACGAATTGGCATAGACAATTCTGTGTTTTCATTCACTTTTGTCGCCATTAATTATCTACCTTTGCTCCTGCTCTCCACTGATAACAAGACCAATATCTTGCTTTATATTTTGGACCTGGGTTATCACAGTTATGTCTAGCTCTAAAAGACTTTCTTCTTGCTGGGTCGTCTCTTTTTATCTCCATATTTGGATCGCCAAATCCTAACTTAATAATATTACCCTTGTCATTTTTTACATACACGTAAAATTTTTTCTTTCCA